GCTTCAGATGTTTTATACTTCCTCCCTGTATATTGTTCTGCTGCTTTAAGCATCTTCTTAATACCCATACCACGGGTTGGGATCAGACCAGTTTTAACATACAATCGGATTGCAGACTTCAGCATGTTCACACGGAACAACTGAGTTGCATCCGGACCAACGTAGGAAGTTGCTTCCTTCCTGCCCTTACTATAAACGATATAGCTATCTTCCATTGTTAATCCCTCACTTCTGCATAGCAATTGGCTAGTTCTTCATAGTTTATGCAAGACAGGTCTAGCATATCTAGGATAAATAAAGATGTAATTTTGCAATTGCTGACATGCTCTTCTACAAGATTCTTGATACACTCAGCAGTTACCTTATTATCCGTTGCTATAGTTTCTATATCCTCTCCAAACCATAGGTTAACCAACCATGTTTCCCTGTTAGTCCAACCGTTATATGCCATCTTACTTTACCTTCTGAATAAGACCATCTTTCATGTAGACATTAGCGAAGAACTCCCTGCCAATGCCCGTGATATGAGGCCGGTTTGCCACCGTCAGCATACCATCATCCCTATACTCAGGACCGAATAGAGATGTTTCGATATACTTCAACGGTTTTCCCACGTGGGAACTCAGTTCCTTCTTACTTGGATAGCGTACAACTAGTGTCATTAGACTACTCCCTTTGCTGCAAAGTAAAACAAGATCAGTGTTGCCCAGATTATTCCGTACATTGCTAGTGTCAAGTCAATTCCCCTTATGCCACCAATTCCTGAAGCTTCTTCAGAAGTTCAGCCGGAACATTATCATTATCAGAACCGACACGCTCAGAAGCCTTTTTCACAAGCTTGACAATATCCGCCGCAAGGTCCATCGGCTTATACTCCGGTTCAGGCTTGAAATCCTCCGGTGAAATCTCAATTGCACCCTCAAGGTCAGTTTTCTTATTCTTATCATAGACAAAGGCTTTTGCCTTATTATCCCAATTGACCTTGCCAAAGGCTTCTCCCCAAGCCTTAACAGCATTAGACCGCCAACCACTAGGCAATGCCGTGACAAGGCGATTGAGTAACGTTATGTCGCCATGCTTTTCGATATGAGCAAGACATGAGACAGCGACAATATGGATATCCTTCGCAAGGCTCTTACCCCTTGTCTGGATTGACTTAATAGAGGCTTCAATAGCCTTGACTTCAGTGATGATCTTCATTTGTTTCCTCTTTCTCTTACCACAATCGGTAAGGACAAGCGCAACGGATGCTTGTTCGATTTGACCCGGACCCATTACTGGTTGCATCCGTATCGCCCGCCATTGTTGTCCGCTCATAAACTGAGCGCATGGAATTTCACCACACCAGCACAAGCATGTTCTAGCTTGCTTCAAGCCTATTTCCGGATAGCTTTCGGGCTTCCACCACCATTACTGGCAGCTTCTCATTATCCTGCAACATATAGTTGCGCCAATACTTACTATTCAGCTAGTTGCTCTACACCCACAGTTTGCCGTGTCCAAAACTCACGTTCTGGCCTAGTGGCTTGCGCTAGGTGCCGCGCTATGTCCGTTGCGTTTGTCCTTTCCGTTTGTCTATGGGTAGAGACTAGCACAATGCAGAAACGGCGGTAGTACCAGATTAGGTAAAAACAGATGGTACCAGATGTGTAACCGGATGAGTTACCGATAGTTGGTAAGAAAGGAATTATATAAAGAAATTCAATAGGATAAGATGGCTAATAGATCGGTCTAGTTGTATCACACTTTTTTTCCTATCCCATGATACTATTCCTAGTAGGTACAATAGGAATAAACCACTAGATATAGGAATTTATTCCTAGTCCCCCTTATAAAAGCCAATAGCGGAAGATAATCCTAGGGTAGTCTGGGAATATATTCCTAGGGGCTAGATAAAACCCAATGAAATCAAGGGTATCCCCCACCCATACCGGGGGTTGAAATAGGATTATATTCCTAGATCACAACAGAAAATTTTCGTATAGAAATTCCAGACAATCGGGGTCCAGTGGTATTGTATCATAAATATCACACAAGGGATTTATTTACACTAAAAGTATATTTATTATTGACTTAGGAGGCGGGGGAAAGATAATAGACATTGACTCCCGGTAAATCATATGTTATAATACCATATGTTAAACCGGGGGAATAAACTTAAGTTCCTACCATTACTCTTATTACCTTTGGTCTTATAATAATATTAATATAGACTATTAGAATAAACTAATAGTATAACCTATAGTATATCCAATCTTCTTTTTTGTCTTAACTTTAACTGTGCGAAGCACGGGCTGGGAACATAAATGGGAATTTACTCAGAATCTGGAGCATTAAGAGTTACAGCTAATGATACTTCTGTCTCCTACGGAAGGTATGCTGCCGATGGCTCTGCTCGTATTACAATTGTTACAGGTTCTACCTATACAGGGCTGTATGCTGCTGACGGGTCTATGAATCTTGTCTTGGGAGATGGTAGTCTTTACCATCCTTGTGGTGCTGTCCGGGGTGTAATGGTGTATTCTGCTGATCGTGGTCTTCATACTCCATCCGGGGCCTTTTACATTGATGGTTATGACCAGAGCTTTAATAACCTTGAGACAGAAGATGGCTTTAACTTGCTTTTGGAGAATGGCAGTTTCTTGCTGCTTGAGTAATTAATAAGGGGGACTTTAATGACAGACAAGAAGATTTCAGCACTAGATCCTGCAAGTACTCCAGTAGCTGGTACTGAGGTTCTTGCTATTGTTCAGAGCGGTGCTACAAAGAAAGTATCTATTAATAACCTTACTGCTGGTAAGTCTGTTTCTGCCAGTGACTTTGTAGCTACTGGTAGTATCACAACAGGTAAAACAGCGGTTACTTCTCCCTCTGCCAGTGATGGTAATATCTTCAGCGGGACGTATACCCCAACAGGTTATACAGGTACGAACGTGACTGTAGTAACACCCTCTGAAGCTCAGTACATGCGAGTAGGTAATACGGTAACAGTATCTGGTTATGTCACTACGACTTGTACGACAGCCTCAGGTACTCTTTCTACTTTTACACTGGATCTTCCAGTCGCAAGTAATTTTTCTGCTGCTTCCCAAGGGACTGGCATTGCTGTCTTTACTTCGTCTACAGCCAGCAGATCAACTTATTCACAGATTTTTTCTGATTCTCCTAATGACAGGATTGGTTTTAACTTTAACTGTAACTATGCTGGTGTTAACCCCTTTTATTTTACCTTTACATATAGAGTAATCTAATGGCAAAAAGACCGTCCATAATTACGACATCTTCTGGGTATCAGTCATCTCATGTCATCAACAGCAACTTTACCAAGATAGGGGATGCTTTTGATAATACTTTGTCTCTTGATGGTAGTACTCCTAATGCCATGCTTGCGGACATTGATCTTAACAGCAATGACCTTATCAACGTAGGTACTCTGTATGTAGATAACATTGTCTATAATACGGCTTTGCCGAATGCTGATTTCCCGAAGAAGAACTTTAACTGGATGGGTTTCTTCAGGACTTGGCAGAATGGTCATGGTTTTAAGACAGAGACGACAACAAGACAGCTTGGTGGTTCCGGTCTAACAGTTGCCAGAACTTCTTTTGCTGACGATAAGGTAACAATTTACCATATCAAGGGTACAAACCAGCCTGATGGTATTCGTATCCAGAGAAATGCTACGAATGCTAATACAGCATCTGCTAATATTGTTATGAACTTTACTCAGGTAGAGACGGCTCCTCTTCTTGGTAAAACAATTTGTTTTCAGATCAGCGGGAAGAAATCTTCTACTTGGTCTGGCTCTACTGTAACTATGTCTATCCAGTACTCTAAGGAACCCCAGCAGCCTATTATTCGGGCAAATGGTGAGTACACAAATGGAAATACAGTCCTTGACTCTAAGAACATTATCTTGACTACGGATATCTCTGTCAATCCTGAGTATGTCTCGGCTATTCTTCCGGTTGATGCTATCCAGATTTCCCTTAAGATTGCGGTTACTTTTAGTGGTACTGCTGGTTCGGCTGATTATGTAGACTTTGAAGGGGCTTTCCTTACAATTGGCACAAGCCCTCCGGTGGAGATTATTCCTGAGACATTCTCGGAACTTCTGATGAAGGCTAAGACAAGATACCAGACTACTTACCCGTATGGCGCTCCAAGAGGCGTCTCTAGCAAAGGCGGGTCTATCAGAGCAGTAGCCATTAATACAAGCACAACAAGCTCTGTTATTGTTCCTGTCAGGTTTGATCCTCCTATGGCTGTTGTTCCTCAAGTTCTTATGCAGTCGCCTTTGTCTGGTACAGAGAATAGATGGGAGAATGAGACTACAGGTCTTTTTGTAAATGGTCTTCCTTACAATATCAATGACCAAGGCGTTACCCTTCAAAATAACGGAGCAGTCACAGCAGGGGATGTACTCCTCTGCCATTGGACAGCAAGATGTGTATTCTAGGAGATAATAAATGGCTGTAACTGTTTCTGTTAAAAGAGAGTTTGAGTTTATTGTAACAGACTCGGGAAGTAATCCTTCTATCATCCCAAGGGATTTTTCCAATCCTGTCTGTGCTGAATTGTTTAATCTTAAGTCAAAGATTGTTGATAATTCTCTTCCAGACAACTATCTTGCGTTTCCCTATATCCTGAAGATTGGTACTTCCTTTGTCGGCATTTACTCTGACAGTGATGCCCATGCCTCTGGTTCTAATGGTCAGTGGATGATCAGATCAGATGATAATGGGGCAACTTGGTCAAAGGTTCTTTTCTTTGATGCAGATAATCCTACAATCTTTAATACATCTCTCCTGACAGATCTCCTTGGTAACGGAGATACTGCCACACTCAAGATCTGGACTGTAAAGAACACAGCAGGGATTTTTTCTGTAACGTCTACAAGCACAGTTTCATATGGCGGCAATACCTATGCTCTTTGGTCTAGACCAATTACTGGTCCGGGCGGAATCCTCTGGAGAACAGGGTATGCTCTTGTCAGTGGTGTAACACAGACAGCTTTGTTCAGTTCTTCTGATGGTGGTCTTACTTGGGCGGGTGTTTCTGTTATTTTTGCAGACCCTACAAAGTATTACAGCGAAGCAGATATCGTTCAATTGAATGGGACTAACTGGATAGCTATTGTCAGAGAAGACAGCACTTCGTCTCTTTACAATTCTCTGTACTACAGCATCAGCACAAATGATGGTTCTAGCTGGGGTTCTCCTGTTCTGTTTACCCAGACAAAGGTTAATGGTAGACAGCCTAACCTGATTAAGATTACTAATGGCGATATTATCCTTTCTACTGGTGACAGAAAGACAGGCTCTTCTGGTTATGCTTCTGATGGTACAATATCTAATGCTGTCTATGATACGACAGGTATTACTATCTATAAGAAGCCGTTGGTTTCACTTGTCTCTAATCCATTGACCACATCCGGTGGTGCTGGGACAACGACAATTGTTGTTACTCATGATTCACACGGATATGAAACAAACGATGTTGTCTTCATTTACGACGCTGTTGGTTTCGACGGTATTCCTACCGCAGAACTAAAGGGGCTGAAGACAATTACAAAAATTAATAATAACTCATACTCTTTTACGACTACGACAGGCGCTACTGCTGGTGGTGTCTCTGGCGGGGGTAGCTCTGTAAAACTGTACAATATTACACAGTTTGGTTTTAGAACAAGAATTGCTGGTATGTATAGCTCTGATGGTGGTCAGCCCTATACAAACGAAACTTCTACAGCTAATCGGGTTAATACCGTATTCTATCATAGAAGGGGTGTAGAAGAGAATCCTATTATTGCAAGCTGCACTTTTGATACCGAGCCTCTGTAATGTCTGATGTAATGTCTGATGATCTCAAAGCACTCCTTGATGATTTTCAAAATGTTATCAATCAATGGGAAAATATGAACTCTTAAGAGTTTTGAAGTAATAAAGTATTTAGAGGATAATTAATGGCAAAGAAACCAACAATAACAACAGTATCTGCTGGCTTTCAGTCATCTAGTACTCTTAATAATAATATGTCGGCTTTGCAGCAAGCCTTCGATAATACTCTTTCATTAGACGGATCTTCTCCAAACGCAATGGGAGCAGATTTGGATATGAATAATAACGACATTGTTAATGTCAATAGACTCTATGTTCATGATATTTTTATTTCAGGAACAATTGGTGGAGGTGGAGGAGGAGGCGGCGGTGGAAATGATACACTATCACCAGCAGACTTTGGTGCTAAAGGAGATGGTATTACAAATGATACGACTGCATTAACAGCCTTCTTTACTGCTATCTCTGGTACTAACAAACCAATTGGAGAAATTGGTGATGATTTTATTTATCTCTTTTCTCAACTGTCTATTCCAGAAAATGTAAAGATTAGAGGTAATAGTTTCTTTAAATGCAACTCTTCTCTTACTGGTACAGCCGTAACTATTACTGTTGCTGGTAATTTTGAAGCAGAGAATTTTAATTTCTCTACTGCTGGTACAGAAACAAATCCTGATATTGTTGTCTTTACAGGTAATAATGTTAAGATAGGTTCTTTAAAAGCGTATTCGGATATTGAATATTCAGCGATAGGTGGTAGTATTAACTTCCAAGGATCAAATATTGCTGTAAAGGATATTGATCTAATTAGAATACCAAGAGGTGTTTCTTTTTCTCCAAGTGTTGCAGCAACAGTTCGTAATAATATTTTTCTTGGTAATGTTTCCGTTGAGAATTATATTCGCGGATTAAAGTTTGATAACTGTTCTTTCTTCCAAGTAAACAGTACGTTTATACGCACAATGGATACTCGGGCTACAAAAAGTTCGGGACATAACGGAGTTCTTCTAGATAGTTGTACAGACTTTTTTATGGGAGATCTTGTTATCAACGATTCTGGAGAACATGGATTCAGAATTGGTGGAAATGATAGAGAAACACAGAGGTTTTCAATTACTTCAATTACAACTAGAAAAACAGGAGGATGCTCTGTAAAATTCAACGCTACTCCTCTTTTCGCTCAAAACGGAACTATTGGTACAATTACAGCGATTGATACTGGAAGGGGATCTACTGGAGGAAATAACGAAGTTCTCCGTTTTTCAGCTTGTTCGAATATTTCTGTTAACTCTCTTGTATCTCTTGCCAGTGAATATTCTTTTTCTGCAAAAATTATAGGACAGTTCAACGGTTGTAATGAAATAACTATTAATAATATTCACGCTGAAAAAGTTTATGGTTCTGTAATTTCTTTTGATGAGGATTCAGATGATACAACTGAAAATATGTCTAATGTCTTTATTAGAAACTGTGTTGCTACTCTAGATTCAGCAGCAAATTATCCGTTTAAGATAATTTATTCTTCTGGTGGTAGAACTATTGGCAATATTTTTATTGATAATATCAATGTTACAGGACATAATTCAGCTCTTTTTAATTGTTCAACTGCATTGTCGTTGACTGGTATTATCTCTATTAGAGGTATTTCTTCAGGACCAGTAACAATAAATACGATTACTCCAATCTATCTTGATATTACACGCCGAGATACTGGCTTAAGATATGTTGGTATATCTACAAATGATACATATTCTGCTTCTCTTACTGTAGGTTCTCCGGGTACTTTTGTAGATTCATCAAGCCCTACTTTTGCAGGAGATCTGTTCTTAAACGCAGATGGAACATCAACTGCTGGTACTGGAGCTATTGGAGCTTCTCTTGCTTTTTCAAGACCGGGTTCTTCAAAAAGAGGTTCTGCTATTGTTTCAAAGCAATTTAATACAAGTTCAGAAAATTGCGGTATTTCCCTTATGCCAAGTAACGCATCAAGTACAACTCATGAAACAGTTAGAGAAACTGCTTATTTCAAGCCAACTGGAACTGTGCAACTTCCTTTGTTAAAAGTTTATGCAACAAATTCTGCTGCTGTTTCAGGTGGTCTTGTAGCAGGAGATGTCTATCAAACATCAACTGGTGAAGTAAGAATTGTTGTTTAATAATGACAGAGGATCTTGACAGACTTCTTAATGAAGCAGCAGAACGTGGTGCAGAGTCAGCCTTGAAAAAGATTGGACTCCACGACGAATCGGCTGTCCATGATCTAAAGGAAGTTCGAGATCTTCTCGAAAGCTGGCGAGAAACTAAGAAGACAATTACTCAGACTGTTGCTAAAATAATTACAACAGGTATCCTTGCTATCCTAGCACTTGGAACCTATCATTACTGGAACCTACCAAAATGATGAAAATCTTTCGTCCTTTACTTTTTGTTTCCTTTATCACTCCGGTACAGGCTAACGAATCGTGTATTCCGAGAGATGAGTTTATCTCTTCTGTTGCACATCTTAAGCCAGATATTTACAAGGGTAATGCTAAAGTAGCAGAAGCCTTTACAGTAGTCATTAGCAATTCTAAAAATAAAAAGATTGAAGTAGACGAAGTACTTGTTGGTACATTTTCTTCCTCTGGAATGACATACGTTGGTATTGTAATGCTTAAAGACGGTTGTGTTATAAAAGGATCTACGGGTACTATGCCAGCTTCACAGTGGGTAATTTACTTGATTGGTCTTGGCCTTACTGCTGATGATTTTACTAAACTGAAAGATGCTTAATAATGGTTCTTAATTCTACTTCAGAAGGTAAGTTGAAGAAGGTTCATCCTGATCTTGTAAGAGTTGTTTATAGGACAGCTAAACTGATTAAGGAGAAGGACTTTGGCTTTATCATTACTTGTGGTGCTAGAACTCTCGAAGAACAGAAGAAGCTGTTGAAGGCTGGTGCTACAAGAACACTTACCTCTCGGCATATTCCCGGTGCAGACGGATACTCGAAGGCTGTAGACTTTGCTGTTACACTCTCTGGTAAAGTTAGATGGGATTGGCCCCTTTACTCGAAGCTTTCTAGTATTGTTAAAGAAGCTGCTAAACTTGAGAACGTGCCTATCGAATGGGGTGGGGACTGGAAGACTTTTAAAGATGGTCCTCACTTTCAACTACCTAAAATTAAATATCCATAATCTTTAAGGAGAAAATAAATGAATAAGGAAGTTATCCTCGGTCTCGTTCGTCACATCCTCACCTTCGGTGGTGGTTTTATTGTTGCACAGGGTCTTGTCGATCAGAGCATGTTGAGCGATGGTATTGGTGCTGTTATGACCATCCTCGGTATTGCTTGGTCTGCTTACGATAAGAAGTCTACTACTCCCGCTAAAAAGTCTACTACTCCCGCTGCCTAATGGACTGGATTAGCATTATACTCTTTCTTTTCGCGCTAGGGGGTTTGACTGCTGGTGCCTTTATGGTTGCTAGAAGTCCAACCTTCTGGTTCGGAATGGGTGAAGAAGTATTCAAAAAGATGTTACCGATCATACTGAAGAGAATGCCACCGGAAGAAGAAGAGGCTTGGAGAAAGTGCCAGCTTCGGGGTGGTAAGTGGAATTATAGAACAAAGCGATGTGAGTAATGGCTAAGAAGAAGTTTGATAAAGAACAGCTTGTAAAGATTGTTCGAAAGAGACGTACAAAGGTTAAGCACCTCAGAGTTAGAAAGAAGCTTGGACCCAAGTCAGGAATGAAAACAGCAAGAGGTAAATACTAATGGGACAGCCGCAGACAAAGGCTCTTTTCTATGAAACAACTCTTCCAGAGGAAAGAGAAACTTTTGGTACAGCTTGGACTCTGAAAGAAGAAGATCACATTGTTGGTGATAAAGTCTACCGTTCAATGAAGCGCATTTACATTGAGATGGAAGACGTTACAGAATACGACTTTGCTATCGCTACACTTGGATCTTATAAGCATTGGGAGCGTGTCCTAGAGTCTCCAATTATTCGTCCACACATTGATCAGTGGAGGAAGGAACTTAATCTGAAGTTGAAGGCTAGGGCTATGCGCTCAATTATTAAGTCTGCGACAGAGGATGAGAAGCTCTCCTTCCAAGCTATGAAGTATCTTGCTGATAATGAATACCTCGAAAAGAAGAACAAGAGAGGTAGACCAAGTAAGGAAGAGGTTAAGGCCGAGTTGAGGAAGGAAGTTCAGGTTAATAAGACCCTTCAGGATGATGCTGAAAGAATTGGATTGAAGCTTCAGTAATGGCTAGTTTAGACGATATTAGAGAGGCTGCTGAACAAGACCTAGTGACCTTCATTAGGCTTATAGCTCCGCAGAGAATGATGGGTGCAGTCCATGAGGAACTCTGCCGATGGTGGAATCGTGAGGATGCTAAGTCCCACCAGCTTACTCTGCTACCGAGAGATCATGGCAAATCCGCTATGGTAGCCTACCGAGTTGCTTGGGAACTTACAAGAGATCCTACACTGAGAGTCTTGTACATCTCGGCTACTAGTAATCTTGCTCAGAAGCAGCTCTCGTTTATTAAGTCTATCTTTACTTCTGATATTCATCGTCGCTACTGGCCGGAGCACATCCACGATGATGAAGGCAAGAGAGAAAAGTGGACGATGAGTGAAATAGCTTTAGACCATCCGAAGAGAAAAGAGGAAGCTGTTAGAGATCCCTCAATCTTTACGGGTGGTTTAACGACATCCCTTACTGGCCTTCACTGCGATATCGCTGTCCTAGATGACGTTGTTGTTTACGAAAATGCCTATACTCAAGAAGGCCGGGATAAGGTTAAATCACAGTATTCACTCCTGTCCTCTATCGAAGGGGCGAATGCAAGGGAGTGGGTAGTCGGTACACGTTACCACCCGAAGGATCTGTACTCAGAACTGCTTAGTATGGAAGAGGATATCTACAATAAGCAGGGTGAGATTATCGGTGCAGAGCCTATCTATGAGGTCTTCGAGAAAGCCGTAGAGGACGTTGGGGACGGTACTGGAGAGTTCCTTTGGCCCCGTCAGATCCGTCACGATGGCAAGTCCTTTGGCTTTGATATTCAGGTTCTGGCTAAGAAGAGGGCGCAGTATCTGGATAAGACCCAGTTTAGAGCGCAGTATTATAACGATCCGAATGATCCAGATAACCGTCCTATTGACTATGATAAATTTCAATATTTTGAAAAAGAGTTCTTGACAAACAATAGTGGTTCATGGTATTATAGAGATCGTAAGTTGAATGTTTTTGCAGCAGTTGACTTTGCGTACAGTTTAAGACGGAAGGCTGACTATACTGCGATTGTTGTCATTGGCGTAGATTACGAAAACAATGTTTATGTTCTTGACATTGACAGATTTAGAACGGACAAGATTTCTGAATACTTCAGACACATTCTTGAGCTACTTAATAAATGGGATTTTAAGAAGCTTAGGGCTGAAGTAACCGCTGCACAGGCAGCAATTGTTCAGGAGTTGAAAGACAGTTACATAAAGCCTCACGGGCTTATGCTTAAAATTGAGGAGCATAGACCGACAAGGCACTCTGGCAGTAAGGAAGAAAGAATGTCTGCAATCCTTGAGCCAAGGTATGATAACCTGTCTATCTACCACTATAAGGGTGGACACTGCCAGTTACTTGAGGAGGAGCTTATTAGTAATAATCCCCCTCATGACGATATTAAGGATGCCCTTGCCTCGGCTATTGAAATTGCTGTTAAGCCAGCGAGTAATATGATGAATAGAAGATTTAATAATCAGAATGTAGTTTATTCGCAACGATTCGGTGGAGTGGCACACTAATGGCTGGTAATACAATCGACATGAAGCTGATTATCAGCCCCGATAATATTGCTACAGAGATTGCTGATAGATGGCGTCTCTGGAACCAGCAGCGCGTTGGAAAGCTTGAAGAGTGGAAGGAGCTTCGCAATTATCTTTTTGCTACTGATACCAGACGGACGAGCAATAGTACACTCCCTTGGAAGAATAGCACAACAGTTCCTAAGCTTACACAGATTAGAGACAATCTTCATGCTAATTATATGGCTGCACTTTTTCCACAGAATAAGTGGATGAAGTGGTATGCTGACGATAAGGATAGTAATAATAAGGTAAAGCGTGAAACTATCCAATCGTACATGGAGAATAAGGTTAGACTTTCTGATTTTGAAGTTACAATGTCTAAGCTTGTCCTTGACTTCATTGACTACGGTAACTGTTTTGCTACAGTAGACTATGAGACAAATTACACTGAGCTTGAGGGTAAGGAGTTTATCCCCGGATACATTGGTCCGAAGGTAGTTAGGATCTCTCCCTACGATATTGTTTTTAACCCAGTAGCTACAGATTTCAAGAAGACTCCGAAGATCATTCGTTCACTCTTGACATTTGGTGAAGTGAAGAAGATGATTGAAGAGAACCCTGAGAAGGAATATATGTCTCAGGTTTTTGATCGTATGATTGGTACAAGAAACGCTATTCAGGGTTACTCTGACTCGGATCTTCATAAGAATGACGGCTTTGTTGTCGATGGCTTCGGGTCTATCCGTCAGTATTATGAATCAGACTACGTTGAGATCCTGACATTTTACGGGGATATGTACGATAAGGCTACAAATACCCTGATGAAGAATAGAATCATTAAGGTTGTAGACAGATCCTACGTTCTTCACGATATTCCCAACCCCTCTTGGCTTGGTACTTCCCCAATTTACCATGTCGGTTGGAGAGAAAGACCCGATAACTTGTACGCTATGGGTCCACTGGACAACCTCGTTGGTATGCAGTACCGCATTGACCACCTTGAGAACCTCCGCGCTGACGTATTCGATCAGGTAGCCTTCCCGGTTATTAAGATTAAGGGTGATGTTGAAGACTTTGACTTCCAGCCGGGGTCTAGAATTTACTGCGGCGATGAAGGTGATGTCTCCTACCTCCAGTCTGATGCTGCTGGTACGGCTCTTACGGCTGATAACCAGATTAACATTCTTGAGAATAGAATGGAACAGCTTGCTGGTGCGCCGAGAGAGGCTATGGGTATCAGAACCCCCGGTGAAAAGACAGCCTTCGAGATTAACAGCCTCCAGAATGCAGCCAGCAGGATCTTCCAGAACAAGACCCAGCACTTCGAGCGCATCTTCGTAGAGCCTATCCTGAATGCTATGCTTGAGGCTGCTAGACGCAATATGGATGCCTCTGATGTTATCCGTGTCTTCGATGAAGCTATCGGGACTACGATCTTCCAGACGATTACGAAGGAAGATATTACTGCGAAGGGTAAGATTGTTCCAATGGGTGCAAGACACTTTGCTGAGAGAGCGCAGAGATTGCAGAACCTCCAGCAGCTTTGGCAGATTAAATCGGCTGATCCCTCCGTTGCTGCTCATATGAGTGGTAAGGAATTTGCCAGAATCCTTGCCGAAGAACTCGGTGAGAAGAACCTGTTTAGCGAGAACATCTCTGTCTATGAAAACTACGAAACTCAGAAGACAGCGCAGGAAGTTCAGTTGATTGCTAACGAAGAGAATATGATTGCAGCAGAACAAGGAATTTAAGCACGGAGTTCTGAGTTAATGAAAACAATTTGGTTTATGGATCTTCCGAAAGACCAGCAGGAAGATTTCAAGAAGCAAGTAAGTTCTTCTAAGGATGTTCTGGAAAAGCTGGAGAGCATCCTTAAAACAAAGATTAAAGAAATAACACTATCGGAAGATTATGACAACCCGAGTTGGGCTTATAAGCAAGCTGATAGAAATGGTTATAATCGGGCTTTGACAGAAGTCCTTAACATTCTCAAATTCTAACCTAGACCAAGAGGTATTATAAATGACTGACGTTTTTTCTTCCGCGACAACGGAAACTGTAACAACTGAGATTACTAATAATCCGACAAACGATTCTTATGTAACACAGTTGGTTGGAGAAGGCAAGAAGTTCAAGGATGTCGAATCGCTTGCTAAGGGTAAACTCGAAGCTGATAGGCATATCGGTGAGATTACAAAGACCCTTGATGAGCTTCGGGCAGAACTTGCTAAGCAAGATTATGCTAAGTCCCTCCTTGAGCAGATGAACAAGGCTTCTGAGACTACGGCAGAACAGCCTTCTTCCAGTACACCTAGTCCCTCTAATACTGAGAATACCACTCAGAGAGCGAGTGATGATATTGAAGCCCTTGTAGAAAAAGTTATTACTGAGAAGGAAAGAAGCAGGACTGTTACTCAGAATCTCTCTGTTGTAAACGAAGAGATGGAGAAGCAGTACGGTGACAAGGCCGGTCAGATCCTTAAGGCGAAGAGTGCAGAACTTAATATGTCGCTCGAAAGACTTAAGGAAATTGCAGCGGAGTCTCCGACAGCTTTCTTCCAGTTGGTTGGGTTTAATAACAATAATAAGAAGGTAACTTCTATGACAACTCAATCTTCAGTTCGAAGTGAAAACTTTAACTCCAATTCTCAGGAAAGAGATTTTGAGTATTATCAGAAGCTCCGTAAGGAGAATAGGAGTCTCTATTATTCCCCGAAGATCCAGAACATGATGCTTCAGGATCGTACTAGACTTGGGGATAAGTTCTACAAATCTTAATCTTAACAATGAAGGAGATCAGATATGTCGGGTATGACAACTGGTAATACTACCCTCCTTACTCGCTCGGAAGTGTGGTCGAGAGAGCTTAAGGAAATTCTGCGTGATGAGCTTATGGCTCAGAAGTACGTTCGCTGGCTTCAGGAGTTCCCTGATGGCGATACGTTCAAGATCCCGTCCATCGGTCAGGCGTATGTTGATGACTACGCTGAAGATGAGTCGGTGAAGTATCGTCCTCTGGACACTGGTCAGTTCACCTTCCAGATCACTGAGTACCTCTCTTCGGGTACTTATGTGACGAAGAAGGCTGAGCAGGATATGTTCTACATGAATGAGCTTGTTTCTCGCTTCGTTCCGGAGCAGGAGAGAGCCATTATGGAGCATGTCGAGGAAACAGTCCTTGGTCTTCAGTCTCAGCAGACGGCTGCTAACACGAACGCTATTAACGGTGGTAAGCATCGTTATGTTGCTACGGGTTCCTCGAATGTTATCAATGTGGCTGACTTTGCCCGTGCTAACCTTTCGCTGAACCTTGCCAATGTCTCGGCTAACAACCGTGTCGCTATTGTGGACCCGTCTGTGGCCTACACAATCGAAACGGCGACTCAGCTTGTTGGCATCAACAACAACCCGATGTTCGAAGGTATCGTGTCTTCGGGTATTGCAACGGGTATGCGCTTCGTCCGTAACGTCTACGGCTTTGATGTGTACACTTCGCAGCGTCTGGCTACGATCTCTTCGGAAACGCTTGAGACTGTGAACTGCGCTGGGTTTAAGGCGAACCTGTTCTTCTCTGCTGATGCTTCGGTTGCTCCGTTCATCGGCGCTTGGAGACAGATGCCGGAAGTCGATACTGAGTACAATAAGGACTTCCAGCGTACAGAGTTTGTTACAACCGCCCGCTATGGCGTGAAGCTGTACCGTCCTGAGAACCTTGTTGTCGTTCTGTCGAACGCTGCTGTGTAATAGGAGGATAAATTATGGCTGATTGGACAAACTCGGACGGTCTTGAAGTCCGTTTTACTAACCCGGACGCTGGTCAGACTGGTGCTGGTCTTGAGGCTTGTGGCCCCATTAAGAGCATCGCTGTTGACTTTAACTTTGCTACGGCTATCACTGCCGCTGCTGACGGTCATGAGGCGTATATTCCGGCTGGTTCGTACATCGTCGATGCTTACCTTATTGTTACGACTGCTGCTACCTCTGCGGGTACAGCTACTCTGACAATCGGTCTGGCTCAGAAGGACGGTACTGTGATTGATGCTGATGGCATTGACGCTACTATCGCTCTTGCTGCGCTGGGTGCCACTAAGGTTGTGCGTTGCGATGGCGCTCTGTCTGCTGGTACGGCTTCGGTTGGTTCTGCCAATGCTTACGTCTATACGACTCCGACAACCTCTGGTGATGCTTTCACCGCTGGTCGTGGTAAGCTGGTGATCCAGTATATCGAAGTGTAATACACTACGGGGAGGTTCTTCGGAGCCTCCCTATTTCTCGTTGACAAGTTAAAAAGAAATGGTATAATAATACTTATGGTTCCCCCGGTTGATACTAATATAGGATACTTAAATGGCTAACGTACAACATTCCGCTTTGACTGATACAGATGGTATTCATGAACCGAAGGGTATTTCTACTGCCAGTTCAAATCAGGTTTATGTAGCCAATGGTAGTTCCTCTGGTAGTTGGAAGAACCTCTCTAATATTCCGGGTAGTGGTTGGGGACATTATACAAATACAACGTATACGAGTACAACATACTTCCAACTTAATAATACTGCACAAACAATACCCTTTGATTTAAAGTCTGTTGAAACAAATCTTCCTGTAACTTTCAATGGTGTTGATAGTACCCTAATGACGTTGGGTACGGATACTCTTCTTTTTGTATCCACTGGCGATTTGATGGCTATTACGCTATCTTTTGAATTGGTTAGTCTATCAGGCTCTCAGGCTTATCTTGATATCTCTTTGTATGGTTCCTCAGATGGAACTACTTATGGTACTCTCCTTGCAGAGAAGAGTGTTCCGTTGCTGAAAACTAATCAGTTTATTTCTGAAACTTCACTGGTGTATGTAACAGCAAATATGGCCTCTCATGGTGCTAAAATTAAATGCTCTCTTCCTTCTGGTACTGGTAATATTAGAAATATTAGTTTGATTTCATCTAGAATACATAGGGCTAGATAATAATGGCTACAGCTAAAATGACACTATTGGAGATGGTTCAGGATGTCCTGAATGATATGGACTCTGATGAAGTCAACAGCATTTCCGATACGGTAGAAGCAACCCAAATCTCTAATATTTGCAGGAGTGTCTACTATGATGTAATTACAACTTACGAACTTCCGGAACACTCGGAGTTGGTTACAATCTCTGGTCTTTCTAACTCCGCTAGGCCCAATTTTATGGATGCAAACAGCGTCACAAAGATTAAGGAGTTGAGATACAATGTATCAGAAACTGCTGGGGAACTCGAATATAAGCTCATTGATTATGTTCTACCGGATGAATTTATTCAGAGAATTGTTAAGAGGGATACCTCTGCATCCGAAGTAATTATTGTTACCGATCCGACATCTGGTATTTCTCTTCCAATTCTGAATAACAAGATGCCTGACTATTATACATCATTTGATGATAGGTATCTTTGTTTCGATAGTTATGATTCTTCTATCGATACTACTCTTCAGACAAGCAAGTCATTGGTACTTGGTACAAAGCTACCATCTTTTACTATGACCAATGATGCAACGCCAGATATGGATGATAGTATTTTTCCCTACTACCTTGCAGAGGTTAAATCTCGGGCGCTGTCTCTCCTTAAGGGAGGGGCAGACCCGAAGGTAGAACAGTTTGCTAGAAAGCACAGATACTTCCAGAGAAACAATAGATCTAAGACACCTGAAGTGAGGGTTTTGAATGACTATGGCCGAAACCGATAATGACCTTATCGTTGTAGAAGACAATAAAGAAGGTACAGTCCTTACAATTACAAGTCCTAAAAGAAAAGCAAAGTATACGATTTACAAACCTGAAGATGGTTACAGTATGTTCAGGATTGGTACAGACTCTGGTAGTATTCCAGACCATCTTTCAGGATATTACACTAGCCGAAAGTCAGCATTAGCAGATCTTGAGTTCTGGTTGGACAGTATACCCGAAAGCAAAGAGGCTAAGTGGGATAGAATGTTTGGTGAGGATAAGGCTCCTCCACTGAAGACGAAGGGTAAAAAGATTGGTACAGACGTATAGCACTAAACCTGTAAACAACTTTATCAAGGGGCTTATTACCGAAGCCTCTGTTATGACCTATCCTGATGGTGCTTCTTCTGATGAATTGAACTGCGATCTCCTTAAAAACGGTGCTAGGCAGAGAAGGAGGGGTATCGAATTTGAAGAGAATTATATTGGAAGTTCCTTTACTGCCGGATCTAATGCGTTCATTCATACGCAAAATTGGCAGAATGTTTCTGGTATTGGTGGTGCTGAGTTTCTTGTTGTTCAGGTAAACAGCAAAGTTTACTTTTACGATAAGTCTTACTCAACACTTTCGCTTAGCGAGAAACCCTTTTCAATTAATCTTCTAGACTATAAAGCTGAAAATGAATTTGATACTGCGACTTCTCCGATAAGTGTTTCTTCTTCCATCGGATACCTTGTAATTGTATCTCAAGCTATTCATCCAATTAGAGTAGTTTATAATTCAAACGATAATACTATCTCTGTCTCTAAAATTAAGATTGAAATTAGAGACTTTGAATACCTTAATATGTCTTCTGATATTGATAGTATTGTAAGAACTAGTAATACAGTTACGATTACTACATTGAATAAGCATGCTTTAGAAGCTGGGGATACTATCAAAATTGATTGTAATCTTTCTCAGTTTAACGGAGAGTTTTTAGTAAATACTGTTACTTCAAATAGAGTTTTTACTTTTACTCTTAGTGGTTCAAACTATTCTTTAGATGATAATATTACTGGTACTGTAACAAAAGTTATTCCAAATGACTTTGTTCCAGAAGATACAAATGGTGGTATTACAAAGAATTATCAGTATGATTTGTTCAATATGGGTTGGGTAGAAAGAGTTACTTTTGTTGGTAGTCCTTCGGAACCAACGCCTTATGAACAGTATTTAGTTGAAGGTGGTTTCTATGGTTATCCTCCTAGAAACAAACCTTGGTATTTTGGAAAACTTTATGTAGAACAAACCTCTCCTCCTGAAAAGGGTATTAAATTCAATGCAAGCCAGTTTTATACAACTGCTTCAGGTAATACCCTTTCTCCAAATGGTTTCTTTATTCTTGACTTCTTTAATCAAGATAGATCTAAAGCAACAGAGTATACACCAGTTACAATAAATAATCTTCCAGTTGTAAACGAAAGTTCAAGATTTTCTTGCACTGCTTCTTATGCTGGAAGAGTTTGGTATGCTGGTTTGAACTCTTCTAAGAATGGTGGAAAGATCTTCTTCTCGAAAGTTGTCGAGAATAAAGATGACTTTGGCAAGTGCTATCAGATGGCAAGTCCAACAGCAGAAGATACTGCTGGTGTTGTAGACTCAGATGGTGGATATATTATTATCCCCGATATCTCGGATATTAAAGCTCTCTTTCCAACAGGCTCCGTTCTTTATGTCCTCGCTAGTAATGGCGTATGGGCTATTGGTGGCGTTGATCAGGTCTTTAAAGCTACTGAATATTACGTTAGTAAGATCTCCAACTTTGGTATTGTAAATTCTAGAACACTTTCTAATGTTTCTGGAACACCAATTTATTGGGGAGTCTCTGGTATTTTTGCTATTACAGTAGAGAATAATTCTCCAACAGTTACTTCTATCTCTGATAATATTAAGACATTCTACGATAATATTGGTAACTCTGCTAAGAAAAGTGCTACTTCTATCTTTGATAGATTAAATAATCGAATTTATTGGATGTACTCTTCTGAGACTGAAACAATTGTAAATAAGAAAAACAAGATACTTGTTCTTGATATGTCTCTTCAAGCTTTCTTTCCTTGGACTGTTTCTGATAAAGCAAGCAGTACTCCGTATATTGTAGATGGCGTGTTCCTTTCCGGTCTTGGTGCAGAAGATGCTGTTATTAACATTGTTGCTGGAACTGCCGAAAATCAAGTTATTGATGCTACTAGCGATATAGTTGTAAAAACCGTAGATGTTTCTAGTACAGTCCCAACAGAAATAAAGTTTCTTACATCTATAGTTGTTTCTGGAGTTAGGAAACTGACTTTTGCTACTTTTACTAATAGAGACTTCCTTGACTGGGATACTGCAAATTACAGTTCATACGCTGAGACGGGTTACGATTTTCAAGGTTCTGCTACGTTGAAGAAGAATGCCCCGTATATTACAACTTACTTGAAGAGAACAGAAGAAAACTTTGTAGCCTCTGGAGCAGGATATGAAGTAGATTATCCTTCTAGTTGTACTCTTACAGTTAAGTGGGATCTTTCAGGAGATAGTTCTAGGTGGAGTACCCCCAGTCAAATTTATCGTGCTATGAACTATACTATTGTTAATCCAAGTAATTTGACATTTGCCTATCCCTATGATACAATTGTATGTAGAACAAAGATTAGAGGTAAGGGTAGGGTTCTACGCTTAAAATTTGAGTCAGAGCAAGGGAAAGACTTTTATCTCATTGGTTGGGAAATGATAAGTGCAAGCAACCCAAGATATTAGTATTCGATATATTAAACCAGAAGATTACCTCGAAGTATTAGAACTAGCAAAAGAACCTATTAAAGCTGTCCTACCGGATAAACCCTTTGAAGAAGAGAAGATCGAAGCCCTCTTTAATACTGCGTTAATCAACGAACTATTTGCGGGGATTGTCCTCGTAATCGACGAAGAAATTAAGGGGTTTATCCTAGGGCATGTAACAGAACACTACTTTCACTCTACTAAACTAGCCTATTGTATGGCTATCTTTGTAAAAGAAGAAAGTAGAAAATACGGACTAGAAATGCTGAAGGCTTTTGAGTCTTGGGGAAAGTATATGAAGGCGGATACACTCTGCATCAGTACCTTTCATAATCTTAGTCCAGAATATCTAAACAAGGTGTACAAGAAACTTGGGTACACTGAGAAAGAAATAGTACATTGGAAGGAAATATAACATGGCTGCTGCTGTAGGTTTGTTGGTTAGTGCTGGTGCTGGTATCTTTGGTATGGTCCAGCAGAATAAGGCTATTAAGGCACAGGAGAAGGCTGCAAGAGAACAAAGAGCTTTGCAGAGGGGTGCTGATGCCCGTGAAAGACGGCGTATGCTTCGTGAACAGGCAATTGCAGGTGGTCAGACAGTCAACGTAGCCGCACAGGTTGGTGCTGGTCAGGGTCCGACAGCAAGTACAGCACTGACTGGTGGTCTCTCTGGTCTTCAGAATCAGGTTCTCTCTGCTACTGCTTTCCAAGGCATGACTGCTGAGAGTATGAAGAGACAACAGGCTGCTCTTAATCAGGCTGCTAAGTATCAGCAGAGTGCTAGTATTGCGGCTGGTATTGGATCTCTTGGTTCCTCCATTGGTGACTTTGCCTCCGGTCTACAGAAAACTACCTTTAGATTTCCGAGTTTTGGACAGGTTGTATAATGGATAATCCTACCAGTATTTTCCCTACCGTCGAAGAAACAACTCCTAATATCTTTCCAGAGTCTTCTGCTGAAAAGCAGATTAAGGAAAGAAAGGAATTTATTGTTTCTCTCGCTGAGAGGTATGCTGATAATACAGGTATGCCCGTTAGTCAGGCTGTAGATAAGGCTGAGTTTGAGGGAACTGCATCTATTACTCCTTCAGCAGTTATTGGAGTTACTGAGAGAGACGTCTTTGAAGAGGCTTATCGCTCTTTGAAAACACCAGAGCAGATGAAGCAGTCTCTTGAAAACTATGTAAAGAATAAGCAAATCTTTGCAGTTGCTAAAGAAGATATTGATGTAGCTGAGAAGGTTGTAGCAGATCCACTCTCTATCTCAGATACCCGTCTCCTTAAGATGGCGAAGCTTAGGACAGCAGTTCAGAAGATTATGCCCGAAAGGAGTATCTTCGGAACAACAGTAGACTTCCTTGGATACCTTGGCAGAGAAGCTACCTACGGTTCTCTTGAGAATGTTGCCTATGTCCTTGGCATTGGTGGTAAGACCGCGAGAGAACAGGGGTGGTATAAGAGGCTCCTCGACTCTCCTATTGAAGAGACAGATGCAGTAGCAGCAGAGATTGCTAACGAAATGGCATCCTTTGGTCTTATCGGAGATAATACATTTTACCTTTCTCAACTTTCAGAGGGTACTCTTGCACAGGGACTAACTGAGAATGAAGCCCTTTGGGCTGCTGTAGACATTGCTGCTTTGGGTGCTGGCAAGGTTGCTAAGCTTGCAAAGGCGACAGATGCCGCAGTTGATGCTACCAGAGTTGCTACTGCCGTAGATCCAGCAGACATGAAGATTGCTACCAGTGGTGTTGCTGCTGGTGATAATGTCGTTAAGAGAGCAATTGTAGATGGAGTAGAAACTTCTGTTGAGCTTCCCCGTCAGACTGCCCCCGGTATCTCTAGAGTAGCTACAGTTAATGCTGAGAATGCTATTACTCCGACAATGAGGCCCGTCTACGACGTCGAGGCTTCTAATAAGATTAATGCGGTACTCCAGAAGACACTGAATATTTATAAGACTCAGGTTGCAACTCCCGATGAACTTGTAAAGAGTGTAGAGAAGTATGCAGAGGATCTGACTAGGACAACAAGCTACGGCATTCTAAACGTAACGAGAGATATCCCAATTGTTGCTACTGGTAAAGCAACAAAGACTGTTAAAGTTGCCGGTAAAACTGCTGGTGAACTCCTGCCGGGAGTTAGAAAGTCTGTCTATAAGAAAGCACTTGATGTTGTAAAGACTGCTGAGAAAGCTGGTAAGGATTTCAGCCTAACAGATTTTATGAAAGTCTCTGGTCTTGAGAAGAAAGATACTTTCCTGTACATCAAGCAGCTTAGGCAGGATGGTATTATCTCTGGTTCAAACAAGATCCTGAATATTAAACCAAAGGTTACTACTACTCCTGTTGCCGCTGAGCCTGTATCCGATGTTACTGCTGCTCTTAAGGTTGAAGATATTGGTGGATTGAACTCCTACGATCTTACTGTTTACATGGGTAGGAAAGACGGTACTCCGTTTAAGACAAAGGTATCTGGTGAAAAGGCTGCTGCTCAACTTGGTGGGACTCTTGTTAAACTTGTAGATGGGTATGTCGTTAAGAGAAGTCGTACACTTCCTATTGAGTTTTCTCTTAAGACCTCTCTTACAAAGGAACAACAGGAACTTAGAAGTCTTCCCCTTGACTTCCTAATGTCTCCAGAAGTTACCAGCAATCTTACAACAGAAGCTATTATGAAAAGCGGCATTATTAAATTGAATGCTGTTGGTAGACAAATTGGTAAAGAGCTTGGTAAGTCCCTTTCTGGTCTTTCTAGGAAGGAAAAAGATGGACTGTTGAATGTTGTTAATGAACTGACTAATGACTATGCCAGAAGAAACTGGTATAATGAAGCTGAGTTTAATAACATTTACTATCGTTATACAAATACTCTTCCGTCTGAAAAGGTCTACAAAGCCTATAAGCTTAGGGCAGATCTTTACGAAACAGCTTATATTCTTAGGGCTGATGATGCTCTTAAGACAGCTATCAATAACAATGAGTTTATCGGTAGATTTAAGAACAGTATAGACAAGAAGATTAAGAAGGTATCTGTCGCAGATAGTGAAGATGTTTTTGACTTTGATACTGGTAAACTTGTAAAGGCTAGTGATATTAAAGGTAAAGCTGTTTACGAAATTAGAGATGAGGTTGGACTTGACCTCGGTGATTATAAGCAGTTTTACGTTACAGGGACTCTTGAAAACAACCGTGGTCTAGCTCACGCCGATGTTCTCGGTTATAAGCCGGGAGCTAATAGAGCCTTGCCGAATGCCAGCCACGTTGTTGTTCAAGACAATATTGTTGAAACAATCTCTGGTGCTAAGAGAACACTTACTCCAAAGACAGTCCTTGTTGAGAGGACAGAGGGTATTACGAATAAGGCTGTTACAGAAATTAATACAATCTTGAAAGCAGTGAGAGATGTTTACCGTGGTAATGTAGAAGCTGTTAGGGCTGCTCCCGGTCTAGATGATATCATCCGTGCTAACAATTCTTTCAACCCTAATATCGAAGATGTTGATGACTTCATTAAGTTTATGGATGAAGCCGGTCTTTCTTACTCTGATGTTAGAGTTGAAAAAATGGATACTACCTTTGATGGTAAGAGGACATTCCGTGATCTTTATGATCTGAATACAAACCCTGTTGGTAGAAGACCTGACCTTATCCTCCACGGGTACGGGGCTAAGGGCATTCACATGCGTAACCCTCTTGAGGCTATTGAAAGAGAGTATACAAGAGG